CTGACATTCCACCGTTGCCCGTGAAGGCACCGAAGGCAAGCAAGCCGAGACCGGAGACTCAGCATGCTATGTGCGACCTAACCGGACATTACCAGAAGCAAGGCCTCGTTTATGGTACTAAGCCCGTTGAAGGTCAGCATCCCCTGCTCAACGCCGAGAAATCTATGGTTTTCCACTTAATGTGTAAGAAAATCAAGAAACTCAAAGGGAATGCACGTATTTGCGACGTTGGTGGAGCACGCCATCAGTGGACACGTACGCATTGGGGTGACGTCTTACACCCCCACGTCATGGCACCTTTGGTGTCGCCTGCAGACTTTTCGCGGAATAGTGAAAAAGATGTCGATTGTCGTTGCCTAGCCCAAGAGTGCCAACACATCGTCGGAAACAACATTGCCACGTTTTCACATACACTGTACTACTTCAAGCCCGAAGACGTGTATAACATCATCAAGCAAACAACCCTCGGAGTGGGCTTTGCTATAATTCACAAATTCCCGGAGGTCGCAGCGACCCTTCCCAATGACGAAGCTTCTTACCGGCGGGTGAGGAGTGATTCTGGAAAATTGGACCACGTTATTTTTTCTGCAAGAGGAAACCAACCATACCCATCTCACAGTGCACTAGACTGGATGAGCTCAGGCGAGTTTATCAGCTGTGACAACCGTCAGATGGTTTGGTCGGCTGTCCACCAGGAAGGAAGCACGTGGTTGTATGAATTCAGGATCAACCAAATCGGGCGCAAGCTTGTGCCGCATCGAGAACTGGCTTTCCGTGAAGTGGAGAGCCAAATCGAAGTGGCAGCAGGTAAGCATCCCTTTTTGCAACGCCACACCACTGCACTCGGTACTGTTTCTGAGAACATGCATAACTTCATCGTCCACTCCAACTCCGTTGGCGAAGAAGGCTATGCTACCGAGGTGCCCAAGATACTCGTGGAGGCCGGCAGGGTCTACATGCTTGAGCACGATCACACAGCCTCGTCCTTTCGGTCACTGACAGGAGTACTTATCAGACAATCGAAGGATATGCTTAGGAAGAAGGAAATATCTGAAACCAACTCAGACATTATTCGCACAGCAGCCGTCATAGCGTTCGCGTCGGGCATCGAAGCTTCAATCCGAGTCAATTCCGGATTAGCTACCCACCGACACGTTTATGAAGCGGCAAACCGTGCTAAAATGTTTGAGCCACAGGTATGGTCTACCAGAGCAAAGGCCTTGCTGTCAGCACTCTTATGGGTTCCATCCGGTCTCACTATCGCCAAGTGGACCGGCCATCTGAGTATGACGTTAGCATGTGTGTTAGGCGGTGCACTTGTCGTAGGCGGGCTAGCCTATGGCGCATACATCATCTACTCGAACTGGGAAGATCCATTCCAGAGCGAGGAGGTGAAAAAGGAAAAGGAGAAGTCACTCAAATTTGACCGACTCCATCACCCACCTCAGGACCCTAACGGGAAATGGGGTGTGGCCGTTCCAAGGGAAGGATTCTCGGAGGAATTCCTACCCGAGGAGGAAGGAAAGTTGGAACCCCCAGTGAGCTCTCGCATTGATGAACAGTCAGTGGAGAGGCCCAAGTGGGGACGTACGAAGATCCCGCAAATACCTTTCGCAGGTGTGGCATATTATGCCGAGCAGATCGACGCCTATGGTGTGAACAATTTGGAAAAGATGCGCGATGTGAATGTTTTCACCGCCGCGAGTGGCCCCCAAGCATGGGCCGTTCAAGCGGTGGAAACCTCTCTCACTCCCATCAATCTCAAAACTCCACTGTATTGCGTTCGGAACTCGAGTGCCCCTGTTCGAACAGCGGATGAAGTCTACGTCAGGAAGAAATTTCATCTTCTTGGTCCAGCCTACCTACCCCTCCTCCCACTGGTACACGCCGACACGGTCCACAACGAAGCAGTTGCGTTGACAGTGCGGCACCTCAAAAAGGCTCCAAGCGGGCCCGCTAATGTTGCGGCGTGGAAACGTGCGTCTGAAGCCGTCCACCCCACTCTCCTCAAGCAAACCATGCCGTTTTACCGGCCGAGGGGTTTTCTTGAGTGGGAGGCTCGACTTGAGCCAACAATACGGGCAGCGCAGGCAAAAGCGCGCGCGGCGGTGCCATACGACATCGCTGACGCATCCAGATCGGATGATCGAGCTTTCTTTGTCAAGAAGGAGCTCGTTGTTCCAAAGGCGGAACCTGGTTACGATGCGCGTGTGAAAGCCCCAAGAGGTATTCAAGGTTTGGCAAATTTGACAGGGCGTGAGATTCTTGGTCCATTTATGTATGGGATCAGCAAAGCACTCTCGCATGCCTACAATGATGTCGACCTTGAAAAGTGTACGTCCAGTGATTGGCCCCGTTATTCCTACACAAGCGGGGGAACCGCTGACCGGGCGGGTCAGTGGTTCGACGACCACTTTGCGAGAGATGATTACGAGTGTGTGAAAAACGACTACTCGCAGTATGATTCTACTCAGGGCGAAGGCGCTCACCGGTGCGAAATAGCTTTCTATAACCACTTCCCAATGACCGCCGCATCCGCGGAGGCTCTGGAAGCTCAAGGTTTTACCAAAGGCTATGGACGCTACCACGCCTATCGATGTCCCTTTACTCGCAAAAGTGGTGACCAAAACACAAGTACGGGAAACTCAGTGCTCAA